AGAGGGCGGAGCGCGAGGAGGCGGATAAGGCCGAGAAGCTCCGCAAAAAGGTCTCCGAGGAGACCGGCGTCCCGGTCGAGCTCATCCAGGGCACCGACGAGGAGTCCATGAAGGCGTTCGCAGAGTCCGTCGCGAAGTTCGCCAAGAAGCCCGCGGCCCCCAAGGTCCCACGCGGCGGCGAGCGCGGGGTCGGTGAGGACGACTCGGCCATGAAGGACTACATCAAGAAACTCATCCCCTAGAAAGGAAACCAAATGGCAACCAGCATCAAAAGCTCGAAGGTGAAACTCCCCTCCGAGGTCGTCACCGAGATCATCAACAAGGCGAAGGACGGCTCCACCATTGCCGCCCTGTCCCCGGCAAAGCCCAAGAAGTTCGCCGACAGCACTCACATGGTCTTCAACCCGAGCGCCGAGGCGGAGGTCGTCGAGGAGGGCGCCAAGAAGGGCAGCTACGACATCGACCTCACCCCGCGCGAGGGCAAGCGCTTCAAGGTCGTCACCACCACGCGCGTCTCCGACGAGCTCGTCTGGGCGGACGAGGACAACAAGCTGGAGATCGTCTCGAGCATCCTCGCAGACCAAGCCTCGGCGATCTCCCGCGCCATCGACTACGTCGTCTACCACGCCGTCAACCCCAAATCGGGCGCCGTCATGGACGGCTACAAGTCCCTCACCTCAGAGGCGCGCTCACTCACGGCTACCTCCGACCCCGTGTCCGACATCGATGCCCTCGTCGACCTCCTCGAGGACTACGACATCAACGGCATGGCTCTCTCCAAGAAGTACGCCTCCGAGCTCCGCAAGATCCGCGTTCCCGCCACGGGACTCCGACTCTTCCCCGAGATTCCGCTCAACCTGGACGCCGGCTCCATCGATGGCGTGACCGCCGCCACCTCCGGGACCGTAAGCGGCCGCAAGTGCACGGTCGATCCCAAAGTCAAGGCGATCATGGGCGACTTCTCCCTCATCAACTGGGGCATGGTTCGTGACATGTGGTCCGAGGTCATCGAGTACGGCGACCCCGACAACACCGGCCAGGACCTCAAGGGAGCCAACCAGATCGCGTACCGCACCGAGGCCGTTCTCTCCTATGTGGTGTTCGACCCCAACGGCTTCGCCGTCCTCAAGTCGGCGTAAGGAGCGGGTATGCAGCTTGTCCAGAAATTTATCGTCGAGGACGCCAGCAAGGCGTCCCCGCTCCACCCGCAGCACGTCGCGCTCGCCGGCCCCGATGGTCAGCCGCTCGAGGCGGTCAACTTCAACCAGGCGGCCAACCCGGGGGCCAGCCCGACTGTCGCGAAGGTCGTCTCCGCACTCGTAGAGGCCGGAATCATGGCCCCCTCCGGGGAGTAGCGTGTCCGCCGCAAGACCGCTCGCAACGGTCCAGGACTACTCCGCCCGGTACCCGGGGGGAGACGATGTCAGGGTGCCGGCCCTCCTCGAAGACGCCTCGGCGATGCTGGTGTCGCTTTACCGGCAGCGCCACGGTGTCCCATATCGCGAGGGGGACAGCGCCCCGTTCGATTTAAACGCCAAGGCCGTCTGCTGCGCCATGGTGTCTCGCGCGATCAACGCCGGGGCGGGGGTGTTCGGCGCGACGCAGGTCCAACAGACGGCGGGGAGCTACAGCGCCTCCGCGTCGTTCGCCGGGCCGACCGGCGACCTGTTCACGACTAAGTCCGACTTGGAGCGTCTCGGGCTCAGCGGGCAGCGCATCTGGTCAATCGCGCCCATGACCGCAGCGGACCGGAAGGGGGAAGCCGATGTTTAAGACCGTCACCGTCCAGGTGATCGCCCCGCAGGAGCCAGCTACCGACGCCCATGGCAACGCCGTGTGCGAGCTCGGCGCCGCTGAGGACGTCGCAGGCGTGCTGCCCCAGCCGGGCGGTACGGCCGACCTCTCCGCATCGCGGCCCGAGGGCACCGTCGTATCCATGACGTTCCACTGGCCGCGCGGAGACCGCCGCTCGCTGCGCCGATGCCTCATCAGGTACGGCGGGCGCGCGTACCGCGTGATCGGCGACCCGCAGCCCTACCTGGCGGGCAACTGCCCCGGCCAGTTCGACCGCGCCGTCGAGTGCGAGGCCGTCGATGGGTAGGCGCGTGCGGATCAGGCACGTGGACAGCGGCGTGCGCGCCGTGCTCAAGTCGGACGGCGTCAAGGCGATGCTCGAATCCCAGGCCGCCGCGGCGGCGGCAAGGTGCAATGCCCTGTGCGACCCGGCGCTCAAGCGCGCCGGCGCCCGCTACGAATCCAGGGGCGTACAGCGCGGCTATACCGCCGGCGGCCTGGTCTACGAGGCGGGCGAGAGGGACGGCAGGCTCGCCGGCCTCGACAACCTGCGCAACAACACGCTCAAGAAGGGATGCGGTCTCTAGTGTTCGACATCCTAGCGGTCCTCCCGCAAAAGCTCGGCGCCGCGCTCGGCGTCCCGTGCTCCACGACCGTGCCGCGCGAGCGCCCCGACAGCTTCGTCACGGTCGAGCGCACCGGCGGGCCTTCCGGCCCGGGCCGCGACAACCCGTACCTGGCGGTCCAGACATGGGCCCGCACGGAGCCCGAGGCCTACACGCTCGCGCTCATGGCCCGCGAGTGGCTCACCTGGTGCTGGGAGGCCATGCCCGAGGTCTGCAGCGTGTCCGTGGAGGGCACGCTGCGCTATCCCGACCCCGACAGCCGCTTCGAGCGGTATCAGATCAACGTTTACATGGTGACGCGCCCGTAGCGCGCCACAGGAAGGAGGGCCACATGTCCGAGACCCCCATGTTCGACAAGGACTCCGTCGGCGTAGCCAAGGGACGCCCCGGCGGCTACGCCGCCGTGTTCCCGGTGGGCACAGACATCAGCGTCCTGGCCGACCCGTCCAAGACGCTCAAGGAGCTCATCGGTCAGTACCACGGCGCCTCTCTCGGCTACATCTCGGAGGACGGCGTGACGTTCACGACCGACACCGACTCCGAGGGGCACAACGACTGGGGCGGCTCCGAGGTCGCGCGCGACCTCACGAGCTACGCCGACTCCGCACAGATGACCTTCATCCAGTCATCCGTCGCCGTGCTCAAGACCATCTACGGAGACGACAACGTGACGGAGGACGGCGCGACCGTCACCGTCCGCCACAACCGCAACTTCACCGACCCGCACGTCTACGTGTTCGACTCGGTCATCTCCTCGACCAAGGTCCTGCGCAACGTCATCCCGATCGGCCAGGCATTCGAGCGAGACGACGTCTCCTACAACAGCTCCGACCTGCTCGGCTACACGCCGACGATCACATGCGTGCCCTACAACGACGACGGCGATACCCACACGACCGCCATCTACGACACGGCCAAGGCGGCCCGGGCGGCCCAGGCCGAAGAGGTCGCCCATAACGAGGATGAGCCCAAGGCCGTCACGGCCTAGCCGGACAACAGACAAAGGGGAGGGGCGGATGCCCCTCCCGTCCCGCCAAATGCTTGCGGCGGGCGCTGCGCGGTAGGCGCCGCAGCGTCCACCGCAAGCATTTGCGCCTACAAAAGGAGGAAACATGGACGTCAACGAGATGACCCCAGAGCAGCTGCGAGAGATGGCGGAGTCCAAGGAGCGCATGCGTGCGCACCTTGAGGAGCAGTACCTGGGCTACAAGCCCGCAATCCTCGATTTCGATACGGCGCCGAAGCGCCAGAAACTGGAGCCCTGGGAGAAGGCCGTGGTGGTGGAGGGCACCGAGTACGTCCTCGACATGCGCCGCTTCAAGTCTCGCAAGGTGCTCAAGCAGATCGCGAAGGCGCAGAGCGCGGCCCAGAAGCGCAACCGCGTCTACGAGGAGGCAATCAGCTCGGGCATGACCGAGGAGGAAGCCACCTCAAAGGCCAACGAGGGGGTCAGCATCGACGAGCAGCTCGGCTACCTAACCGCCATGCTCGGCGAGGAGGTCGAGGACAAGGTCGCCGAGGCGGTGACCGCCAAGATGGGCTACGACGACTTCGAGGAGATCGTCCGCATCGAGGAGCTGCTCGTCGAGGCAGCTCGCCTAAAAAACTAGTCGCGCTCGTCGGCGTCCTGCTCGATGGGCGCGACGAGCTCAAGGCGGACCTCCGCCAGTACTATTCGCTTGACCTGGACGATGCCATCATCGGCGGGGACTTCGACGGCCTCCTCACGCTCGTGGGGCAGCTGCCGCCGCAGTCGCGCACGGTGACGCGCATCGATCCGCGCGCGTCATGGGACGAGCACGCCTACCTGCTCGCCCTCGTCGTCGACAACCTCTCCTTCCTGCGCTACGAGAACGCCGGGGGCAAGGGCAGGAAGCCCGACCCCGTGAAGCGCCCGAAGGCCAGGGACGCCGAGCCCGCCGCGCGCCGCCTCGACCTGAGTCGGGACGAGGTCGACTCCCTGCTGTTCGGGGAGCGCTCATAGGTAGGTGATCAACCCTTGCCCACCGTGGCCAAAGGCTCGGTGCTGCTGACACCGAAGTTCGACAACCTCACGTCATCGATCAGCCGACAGCTCGACAGCGCCTTCGCCGGCAGCTCTGGCATCGGCTCCAAGGCCGGGGCCAAGACGGGCGCGGCCTTCAGCTCCGGCGTCGGCGCCAAGGTCGGGGCCGTCGCCGGCATCGTCTCGGCGGTCACCGGCAAGGCCTTCACGGCCATCAGCAGGTCGCTCGACTCGGCAATCAGCCGCGTCGACACCATGAACAACTTCCCCAAGGTCATGGCGGGCCTGGGATACGGGGCGGACGCGGCGACCTCGTCCATCGACAAGATGAGCGACCACCTCACCGGCCTGCCCACGCGCCTGGACGCCATGACCTCGTCGGTCCAGAAGATCGTGCCGACCGTCAAGGACGTCGGCAAGGCGACCGACATTATGCTCGCCTTCAACGACGCGCTGCTCGCCGGCGGCGCGTCGACGCAGGTGCAGGAGGCGGCGCTCGAGCAGTTCTGCCAGGTGCTCGCCAAGGGCAAGCCCGAGATGGAGGACTGGCGCTCGATCGTCACCGCCATGCCGGGCCAGATGGACCAGGTCGCCAAGTCGATGCTGGGTCCGACCGCGAGCACGAACGACCTCTACAACGCGCTCAAGACCGGCAAGGTCAGCGTGGAGGACCTCGAGGACGCGTTCATATCCCTCGACAAGAACGGGTACGCGGGCTTCGACTCCTTCGCGCAGCAGGCGAAGACGGGCACGGCTGGCATCGCCACGTCCATGGCCAACCTGCAGAACAGCGTCACCAAGGCGGTCGCAGCCTGCATCGACGCCATCGGTGTGGAGAACATCACCGCGCCGATCCAGGGCGCGACGACGCTCATCAAGAACTCCGGCAACGCCATCGCGGGCTCCATCGCCGACATCCGCGGGACGCTTACGGAGTTCTCGGGCGACATGTCGAGGATGCTGGCGACCGACACGCCCGTCTCGGAGCTGGCGCGCAACGTCGACATCCTCGGGCGGTGCCTGCGCGGCATCGCCGACGACGCATCGGCGGCCATCGCGGGCATGCTGCCGCTCGAGGACATCGCCTCGTCGCTGAACGGCTACGGGCTCGCCACCACGGTATTCGACATAGCGCGCGCGATAAACCAGATGATAGAGGGCGCCGGCGGCATCACCGCGGTGTGCGGATCCCTCAAGGGCTTCGCGCCGGCGATCGCACCTGCCGCTGCCGGCCTCGCCGCCTTCGTCGCCGGTGGCGTGGCGTCCGGCATATCGTCGATTCCCGTCCTCGGCGGGCTGCTCGGTGGACTCACGGGCCCGCTGTCCGCCCTCGCCGGGCCCGCCGGCATCGCCGCGGCTGCCTTTATCGGGCTCATGGCCACGAGCGAGGAGCTCCGCTCCGCCGTCGGCTCCGCAGTTTCCGGTATGGTCCAGGCGGTCGTCCCGCTCGGCGCGCAGATCGCCTCCGCGGTCATGCCCGTAGTGGCGGCGCTGCCCGGTCTCATGTCATCGGTGGCAGGCGCGCTCGCGCAGGTCATCGGCCCCATCGGCCAGCTCGTGCAGGCGCTGCTCCCGCTGGTACCGCCGGTCATCCAGGCCATCTGCTCGGTGCTCGGCACGGCAATCGCCATCATCCAGCAGGTCCTGGCGGTGGCCGCCCCGATCGTCGCCCAGGTCATCTCGCTCGTGGCGCAGTGCGTCGCGGTCGTGATGCCGGCGATCCAGTCGGTGCTCACGTGCATCCAGACCGCCATGCCGCTCATCCAGGCGTGGATCAGCGCCGCGTTGTCTGTCATCCAGGCTGTCTGGAACGCCGTGTGGCCCGTGATGTCTACGGTCGCCACGTCCGTCCTCTCTGTCGTCTCGGCGATGGTGCAGGGGACGATGGCGGTCATCCAGGCCATCATCCAGACCGTCATGGCCGTCATCGACGGTGACTGGTCCGGTGCCTGGGAGGGCATCCAATCGGTGGCGTCCTCCATTTGGGGCGCAATCGAGTCCGTGATCTCGGCCTACATCTCGGCCGTGGGCGCCGTCATCTCGTCGGTTCTGTCGTCGATAAGCGGCGTGTGGTCGAGCACGTGGGGTGCCATCAAGGGTGCGTTCTCCTCCATCTGGGAGGGCATCAAGGGCGCTGCCCAGAGCGGCGTCAACTCCGTCTACACCACGGTCACCGGCATCAAGGACAAGATCACCGGCTTCTTCGCCGGCGCGGGGTCCTGGCTCGTCGAGTCCGGCAAGGCCATCCTCAACGGCCTCAAGTCCGGCATCGAGAGCGCAGTCGGCGCTGTCACGTCGTCGGTGTCCGGAGCGGTCGAGAGGATCCGCGGCCTGTTCCCGTTCTCGCCGGCGAAATGGGGCCCGTTCAGCGGCCACGGCTACACGACCTACTCCGGCCGCGCCCTCATGGGCGACTTCGGCGAGAGCATCGTCGCCGCGTCTGCCGGCACCGCCGCGATGGCGTCCAAGGCGCTCGCGCGCGTCGAGGACGTCTTCAACGTGCCCACGGTCTCGTTCGCTTCCGCCGACGCCGCCGGCGCGCGGTCGGTCGCGATCGGTGCCGCCACGCCCGCCGGGCTCGGCATCGTCGAGCGCGGAGACACCTACTACATCAACATCGACGGCTCCCTCCTCGAGGTCGACGAGCGCATCGCCCGCGCCCTCAAGGAGTTCATCGCCGAGGTCAAGCGCTCGTCCAGGTCAAGGAGGGGGTAGGGCATGGCATACGCGGAGACAAAGCGAAATAACGTCAAGTACTACGGGGTCTCCCTGTCGACCTGGGTCGAGAACATCAGCGACTCGACCGCGCGAATCCACTGGAGCGCCGCTGTCGACTTCGGCAACTGGTACTGGTACGGCGTGCGCCTCCACGTCAAAGTCGGCGGCGTCTGGCGGGCGAGCGGCGACGGTTACACGACCTCCAGAGACCAGCGTGCCGTCACTGTCAGCGGATACACCGACGCCGCCCGCAGGGACGATGACTACGGAGTCTGGGTCGAGGCTTATACCGAGTCCGTCTCGGTGGGCGGCTACGGGGGCGTCGGATCCGTGACCTCATGCGGCGAGAGCGCCGGCATCCCCAAGGTCCCCGCCTACAAGCCGGACGCGCCGACCGACCTCGTCGTAACCGAGTCGACCGACGGCTCCACCGCCCTCGAGTGGGTCAACCATCCGGACGACGGGGCGCGCAAGTACTACGAGGGCGTCAACGTCTACCGCCACACCGATGACGGGCCGACCGAGAATCCGTACAACCAGGGGACGATCTCCAACTGGCGCGACGCAACGACGAGCGCCAACCGCTTCTACGACTACGACGTCAGGGCGCGCTGGCGCGGCGGCACCTCCGAGAAGTCGAACAAGGTCCGAGTCTTCAAGACCCCCGCGCCCCCGGCATCCGTCTCGCTCGCGCGATCCGGCGACGTCGAGGTCTCGCTGATCGTGCGGGGTCCCGACATCCCGTGGTGGATAAGCGGCTTCAAGGTCCGCGCGACCTCAGACGGCGGGAAGACCTACATCTCCCGCATCCTCGCCGCCGACAAGCAGGAGCCGGGCGTCTGGGTCATGACAGACCCGTCCGCCGTGGCCGGAGAGAGGGTCGTCTACGAGGTCTGCACCTACCGCGACAAGCCCGTGGCGGGCTCCGGAGACACCATCTGCTCGGCGTGGACGGCGTCCAACGCCGTGGCTACGATCTGCCCGCCGTACGCGCCCACGGTCTCCGGCCTGGACCCGGCCTACCCGACCGGGACGACGGCGACCGTGTCCTGGTCGCGCAACCACCCGGACGGCACGGCCCAGACCGCGGCACAGGTGGAGCTGGTCAAGCCCGGCGGCGCCTCGGCGGTGGCCGACATCGCCGGCGCAGCCTCGACGGCATCCCTGGCACTCGCCGACAAGGGGACCTACCGTCTGCGCGTGCGCACCAAGGGCTCGGACCCGTCATGGGGCGCCTGGAGCCAGTACTCGTCGTTCACCGTCGCGGACCCTCCGCAGGCGTTCTTCACCACGCCGGCCGAGGACGGTGATGCGGTCGTCGAGCTGCCGCTCGACATCGCGTGGGGGGCCGCCGACGAGACCGGCATCGCCTCCCAGCGCCTGAGAATCATCTCGGCGTCCGCTTCGGTTCTGGATGCCGACGTCGGCGCATCGGCTCGCACGTATTCGGTGGCCACTGGCCTGAGCAACGAGACGTTATACACGCTGGAACTCACCGTGCGCGGCGGCTCGGGCCTGGCGGCCACGTTCACCAGAACGTTTGCGACGGAGTGGCTCGTTCCCGCGGCACCGATCGTCTCGGTCGCGTACTCCGACGACTACGCCGCTACCGTCACCGTGCGCGACGGGGTGTCGGAGTACGCCGTTGACAGCCACCGGCTCCGAGGGCCGATGGCCCTGACTGAGTCCGGGAACATCAGGTTCACCGGCGGCGTCGCCATCAGGGGCACCAAGGCCGTGTTGCACGACCTGCCGCCGTGCCAGTCCTTCGACGTCATACGCGTGCTGCCGGACGGCTCGCGCCGAACGCTCGCGACCGGCCTAAAGCAGGGCCAGAGCGTCATCGACCGCCTGCCGCCGCTCAACGCGGCGTTCGCCTACGTCGCGGTGGGCCACGCCGCGAGCGGCACGGTCTCCACGACCGAGGTCGAGACCTCGTGCGCCTGCCACGGCTACGCCTTCAACTTCGACGCTGGCGCGACTACGGTCGTCGCCGGCACCGTCGGGGTGGGCGGCCCTCCCGTCTACTCGCGCAGCTACGACCATGACGTCGTCCAGTACCACTTCTTCGGCTCGCCGGGCGGCCTGCCGATGGGCTTCACCTCCAGGAAGCTCAACGTGCCCGAGAACTGGGAGTTCGGCGTCCGTGCCGAAGATATCGGGCGCGTCTCGGCGCTGTTCCTCGCAAACTCGCACTGCTGGGCGCGCACCAACGACGGGGATCGCGCATTCGTGAGCCTGTCTCCGAACATCACGAGGTCCTCGCCTGGCTGGTACAGGGTGAGCCTCACCACCAAGCGAGAGGTCTGGAGGGAGCCCAATGCCTAGGGACAGGTTCTGGCTGGAGCCATTCCACGCAGACTTCCGATTCGTGCGAGTCGGCCTCTCCACTGGCCTCGAGGGCTCCGAGCTCGGCAACATCACCGGCGGAAGCGTGGAGCGCAACCAAGACACGGCCATCTTCGAGCAGGGGAGCATCGACTATGTCGGGGAGCTCGACCTGGGCACCGACCTCCTGCGCGTGTACCTCGAGGCTTCGTCCCTGTGGACTGGCGAGAGCCGCACGGAGGCGCTCGGAACCTTTTACGTCTCCACCCCAAAGGCGAGCGCTGACGGTGCGGTCACCACCGGCGTCGCCGACATCTACGGCAGGCTCAGGGCGCTCGCCAAGGACGATTTCGACGGCCCCTACGTGATCCCCGCCGGGACCAACATGGTCGACGCCGCCAGGAAGATCGCCGAGAGCTGCGGCCTGGAGGTCGTCGCTGACGAGAGCGACGCCGTGCTCACTTCGACGTGGGTGTTCGGCATCTCGACGACATCGTCCGACGAGGACCGCACGGACTCCAAACTCGCCGCCGTCAACCGCCTGCTCGAGGCCGCCGGATTCCTCGCGGCGCACACCGACCCGTACGGCCGCGTGCTGTTCCGCCGCTACGTGGAGCCGGACCAGAGGCCTGTCTCCTTCGACTACGTCGAGGGCCCCGACTGCCGCGTGACGCTCAAGCTCGACCGCGAGCGCGACACCTTCGACGTGGCCAACGTCGTCCATGTCGACTTCTCGTCTCAGGACATCTCGGTGCGAGGCACGGCGGTCGATGACGACCCCGAAAGCCCGTACTCCACCGTGAGCACCGGCCGGCGCGTGACCGCCCGATACGACCTGTCCGACCTGCCCACGAGTGTCACGGAGGACTCGAACATCCTCTCCGGCGCCGCCGAGATGCAGGTCGGCTCGGGGACCAAGGAGAGCGGGACCTACCGCCAGAGCGACAGCCACGGCTCCATCTCCACCGTGTACGTGCCGGACTCCCCACAGACCGCCGTGTTCTTCGGCCTAAAGGTCGCGAGCGACGGCGGGCGCATCGGCTTCTGCCAGGACAGGGTCGGGTCGCTCAAGAAGGGCGTACCGGTCACGCAGAGCCTGTGGATCAAGGGGACGAAGGGCGCCCGCGTGAGCCTGCAGGCTTGGTGGGCGCCGTCCCTATCAGCCGGCCCGCACCTGCATTACACGACGCTCACAGGCGAGTGGCAGCACATCGTCGCGACCGAGACGCCCGCGGACAACTACAGCGAGGTCTCGGCCGGATACGTATACCTGGAGTCCGGCGGGGAGGCCGTCGTCGTCGCCGAGAAGGTGGAGGAGGCCCCCACGGCCACGCCGTGGCCCCATGACGCCATCCAGGCCGCCGCCGACGCCAAGGCCGCCGAGCTGCTCAGGGACGGGCGGTCCGTCATCCAGAGGGTGAACTGCACCTGCACATACGACCCCGTGTCGGTCTACGACGCGGGCAACCTCCGCCTGGCGACCGCCGACATCGATGCCGACCACACCTGTATCAGGACGCAGACGCTCAAGTTCGAGACGGCCTGCCCGATGAATATCGAGATGAGAAAGTTCGAGAGGAGCGCGGCATGAGCATGGCGTCAGACCTCCTGGAATCGATTGAGCCGCCCGACAGGGCATCGGTGCAGATCGCCTACGGCTACGTCACGGCAGTCACCGGCAGCTCGCTGTCGGTACTCGTGCGCGGCGGCGTGGCAGAGGGCGTGCGCATGACCACGGGCTGCTCGGGCGCCAAGGTGGGGCAGAGGGCGGTGCTCATCGGCTCACCGCCGGTCTGGACCGCGATCGGAATCCTCGCGTAAAGGAGGGACATGAAGATACACAAGATCAAGGTGCGAGACCGCACCGTGTCGTGCGACGACCTCGAGCTGGTCCAAGGCACGCAGGGCGTCGACGCGGTCGGCCTCGACCTCGACCCGGAATGGACGGGGCTCGAGGTCACGGTGACGTTCGCTGCGGCGGCCGGCAACTACACACCGGCGCGGGACGGCGGAGTCTGGCCCGTGCCGTGGGAGGTGCTCAAGGAGACCGGTGAGGTCGAGGTCGGCATCGAGGGCCGACGCGGTACCAACGTACTCAAGTCGGTGCGTATGCCGTGGCCGTTCCACGTGCGCCCGTCGCTCACGGTCGGCCAGCTGCCCAGCGACCCGACCGTGAGCGACCTGCAGGCGCTCGTGCTCGAGGCCAAGGAGCTCAAGGCGCAAATCGCGCAGACCGTCGCCGACGCCCGCGCTGTGCTCGGCGAGATCGAGGACTACGGCATCGCCGAGTGGAGTGTGGACGCCCGGGTTCACCGCCTGCTGGTGGGTCCGGTCAAATTGAGGGAGGATGATGCCTAGTGGCAGATCAGAGCACCGGCGGCACCCTGACCGAGGTCAAGGTGTCCGAGGGCGAGTACATCGACGGCCTGACCGTCACCCTGAAGGACGGGTCAGTCAAGGACTTTCCGTTTAAGTACGAGAACGAGGCGGCACTGGAAACCTCGCGAATCAAGGCCGACGCCGCCGCAAAGGCCGCGAACGAGGCCAAGGAGCTCGCGGACGACGCGACCGAGCTGGCCAACACCGCCGCGGGCAACGCGGACGAGGCCACCTCGTCCGCCACCGAGGCCGCGCGCAAGGCCAACGCCGCCGCCGAGGCCGTCAGCGTGGCCACGCTGGGCATCTCGCCGCCACAGCTCCGCGCTATGGTCCGCATGGGCGACGCCGCCGACGTGCTCCGCATCGGTGACCAGCTCAACTCGACCTTCACGTGGGACGGCAAGGAGTACCCGCTGCCGTTCGACGTCCTCCATCACTTTAACGGTCGCGACGCCGACCACCCGCTGTCCACGCTCGAGGGCGGCATCGAGGCCCCGACCATGGCCATCGGGGCGCACTTCGCGCTTCCGCCCGCCTGCGCCTTTGACAGCAGGGAGGCGCTCTACGTCCCCGAGTCCGACATGCAGCCGGGCCAGTACGACCTCATCGTCGAGGTCAACTATGTCTGGGGCACCGGCGTATGCGCCGAGGAGGGGTCGACAAGTTTCACCTTCACGACCACGAAGGTGTGGCCGGCGGGCTGCCAGGTCCTGTGGAACGCGTCCTACAGCGGCAAGTTCACATCGCTCACCGCGTACGAGAACTTCAGCGACAAGGTCATCGAGACGGTATCGGTCGCCGCCGGCAGCGGCGGCACGCTGATCGGCACCGCCAACGAGCAGATCAACGGGCGCATCAACAACATCCAGCGCGCCTGCGAGGGCAACAACGACTACACGAAGTCCGGCTTGCGTCGATGGGCCAACGTGCACGGCACCGACTGGGACGTGCAGCAGGGCATCTTCGACCGCCCGCACCCGCTCCACGGCAAGCCCGGCCTGCTCGACTGCCTGCCGCCGGAGCTCGTCGAGGTCCTGGCGAAGGTGTCGGTCAAGACGCAGCTCCACCCGGTCGACGGCGGCGAGATCGCCGAGACGTTCGACTATGCCTACCCGCCGTCCGCGCGACAGCACTACTTCAGCAACTACCTGGGCGCCACGACCGAGGGCTACAACGCCGAGGGCGTTCCGTTCGACTACTTCAAGGCGCTCGCGGTGAGCACCGGGCTCACCGGCCCGTTCCAGGGCTGGCAGACCTACCCGGCGCTCATCACGTTTGGCGCTGAGAACCACAGCGTTGCCTGCGGTTGCTGGCTTCGCTCCCCGGGCCGGGGCGCGGCGGGCGCGTACTACGAGGGGATCGTGTACGCGTCTGGCAACGTCAGCAGCACAGGAGCGGCGAACGGCTATCGGCTCGTCGTCGTCCTGCATATCGGCTAATCGTCTAATCCGGCGGCGCACCCCTGCGCCGCCGCGGCTATGGAGGAATGAATGGGAGTGCCAGAGGGCAAGCGAAGGGAAGACAGGCTCGAGGTGTATGACCTGGCCAGGGCCATGGCCGTGCACACGCTCGACATCACGCGCAACAGGAGGGTCTTCCCGGGCCGCTACGAGAAGGTCGTGAACGGCATCAACGGGGTCGCATGGGAGATCCCGCGCAACCTCTGGCTCGCCAACAACACCAAGGTCGGACCCGGCCAGCCGCCGGAAAACCTCGCGGTGCGCCGTCGCCACCAGCAGACCGCGATGAGCTACATCAACGAGCTCCTGTTCGAGATCGAGATGTGCGAGATGGTCTTCGGCGGCAAGCGCGATGACGACAGCGACGAGAAGAAGCTGTCCCGCCGGAGGATCAGCTACTGGTCGGGTCTCGTCGTCCAGGTCAAGGAGATGGCCAGGGCCTGGATCAAATCGGACATAAGGCGGTTCGGGCAGCCCGAGCCGCCTCGGGGCTAGGTTGAAGTTGCCTGCAATTGCTGGCTTCGCTCCCCGAACCGGAACGCGGCGAACGCGAACAACGAGGGGATCGTGAACACGTCTGGCAACGTCAGCAACACAGGAGCGGCGAACGGCAATCGGCTCGTCGTCGACTGAGACGGCACGGCGGAAGGAGCGCGGACGCATGGGCCGTAGCCCGCAAGACAGACCGTCGCAGGGAACCGACACCCCGCCGGGACAACACCGGGAAGCAGGGCGCACCGACGGCAACGGCCCCCACGGGGCTATGGAACCTATACGCGATGCGCGCCTCGCGTACGCACTCTCGCCGGAGGGCCTCAGGGAGGCCGCGGCGAAGTGCCAGCGGGGCAAGATGTGGAAGCCGAGCGTCAAGTCCTTCTCGCTCAACGTGCAGGAGAGGTGCGAGCTCCTATTCAGGAGCCTCATGGCGGGGGAGTACGACTTCCCCGAGCCGCACCATTTCATCCTCACGAGGCCGAAGAGGCGCGACTGCTCGGCGCCACCGTTCAAGGACCGCATCGTTCAGCGGTCCCTAATCGACAACGTAATCTACGAGGACATGACGAGGAGCCTGATCGGGGCCAACTGCGCCTGCCGCAGAGGCATGGGCACCGACAAGGCCCGCGATCTGCTCGTGCGCGACCTCAAGCGTCACTGGCACCACCACGGGCTGGACGGCGGGATCGAGCTCTTCGATATCGCCGGATACTACCCCAATAAGCCGCACAGACTGGCCAAGGAGACGTTCCGCAAGCGCCTCGACGACCAGACGTACGCTCACGTCGAGCGGGCGCTCGACTCGCAGGCGGGGCGCAACCGACATGACGACGGGGACGGCTTCGGGGCGCGCGGATACGAGGCCGGTAGCGAGCTCATGCAGGTCGCGGGGATCTGCGACCTGGACGGCATGGACCATTACGCGAAGGAAGTCCTCCGCGCCAAGTCCTATACGAGGTACATGGACGACTTCTACATCCTGGACGCCGACCTCGAGTACCTGAGGTGTGCGAGGGAGTCGCTCGAGGATTACCTCGCGCGCATCGGCTACAGGCTCAACACGTCCAAGACGCACATCCAGCCACTCACCGAGCCGGTCCCGTGGCTCGGCTACACCTACCAGCTCACGGAGCGCGGCAAGGTGGTCGTGCGCATGAAGCCGGAGAAGTACCGCGAGCACATGCGGCGCCTCCGCAGGATGCGGAAGGCAGCCGATGCCGGGCGCATGACGCGGGCGGCGGTCGACGCGGTCTACGAGTCGTACCGCAGCGAGCTCGTCGACCGGCACGTGACGAGGAAGCAGGTCGTCAAGTTCGAGCAATTCTATCGAGATCTTTGGAGGTAAGTGATGGACAACATCACGGTTTCGAGGGTCGCCGACCCGGCGGCCCTGCGCGAGATCGAGGTGCTGCGTGCCCGCCATGAGGACAACGCGGCTATGATCGGCTACCTGGCGCTCATGTCCGACATCGAGCTCCCGGTGGAGGGCGACAGCGAGACGGAGAGGGTGATTGGATATGAGCAAGTTGGCCACGACGATTAAGGACTGGTACGTCGGCGGCAGGTGGACCAAGTCCATGGTCGAGAACGTGCATAGGAAGGGCAAGATCACCGACGAGGAGCGAGACGCCATCATGGCGGCCAAGGAGGACTAGCGCATGGAAGTGCTTAAGCTCTTCGCGCCGTATGGGCCAGGCTGGCTGGGTGTCGCGGCGTTGGCCCTCATCGCCTTCCATTTCGGCACTCAATTCCTCTCAGAGTACAAACTGCAGAATGAACGCAAAGCCAGCCTCGATATCAAGCGAGAAGAGCGTAAACAGGCCGAGGTCGACGAGCGCGCGCAGCGCGACCGCGAGCGCTCCCAGATGGAGGGGCGAATCGCCGTGCAGATGGAGCGTTCAAACGCGCTCATGGAGGCGATGAAGACATTGATGGAGTCGGTTGTCGCTTCCAACGACGTGCTCCACAACGACCTCGTGCACAGTCAGGCGCGCAGTCAGGGGATGGCCGACCAGGTCAGCCACATCAAGGACCGCGTAGACCTTCTATACGACAAAGAGACGAACAGATAGGGGAATAGCAATGACCAAAGACGAGATCGCCCGAAAGCTGACGAGCAGAAAGTTCTGGCTGTGCACGGCCGCCTTCCTGGGCTCCGTCGCGACCAGCGTTGCCGGCATCGCCACGGACAACCAGACCGTCGCCGCCATCGGCACGGTGTGCGGGGTCGCGAGCGCGGCCATCTATGCCGCGGCCGAGCAGGCCGTGGACGCCGCGCGACTCAAGGCGGGAGACGATCATGACGGAGACTAACGCCGAGGCTAAGCGCAAGCTGCCGCTTCGTAGCATCTTTGCCGTCGTTCTCGCCCTTGTTGCGGCCCTCGCCGCCCCGTGCGGCGCAGAAGCCTACCAGAGCGTCAACAAGTACGTATCTAGCGGCCACGGCTATCTCAATGCGTCCTACCTTGTAATCCACGAGACTGCGAATCCGGGCGCGAGCGCGTACAATCACACGCTCTTGTGGGGCCGCGATGATACCTACGCCGTCCATCATGTGATGGAGCTGGACGGCTCCACTGTGTACAACACCGTGCCGGAGAACCGCCTGTGCTGGCACGTTGGCAATGGAAACTACGCCACAATCGGTATCGAGCTGGCGCACGCCACCAACGCCGCAGATTTCGCCAAGCAGTGGAGCGAAGCCGTGAAATGGGCGGGTGACGAGCTGCGTGCTCACGGCTGGGATATCTCGCGCCTGCTGTCCCATTACGAAGCAGCACAGCGCTGGGGTGGCTCCGACCATACCGATCCGAACGGATATTTCCGCCAGTACGGCAAGACTTGGGCCGAGTTCAAGCAGGCGGTCGCCGCCTACCTCGGTTCCGGCTATGTTGCGCCCATCGCGCCCACTGACGGCAATGGAGGAACCTTGGCGTCTTCTTCCACTTCCACCAATGATTCGAGCTTTGGCGGCACCTACCGCTGCACCGTCTCCAGCCTTAACGTTCGCTCCACGCCGTCTTTGTACGGCGCGGTCGTGGCATCCTATGGCTACGGTCAGACCGTCAATCTCGATAACTGGTATTGCATCTCCAACGGTTATGTTTGGGGTCGTTATACGAGTTACAGCGGTTGCACCCGCTACATTGCCGTGGGCAAGCCCACTGGCGGCTACGATCCTAACGACTACTTGGTTCGCGCCGGTGCCGCAACCACGCCCCAAGCATCCACGGGGTCTGCCGGTCACTCGGCTGGCCGCTACCGTGTCGTGGTGGGCACGCTCAACGTGCGCTCGGGCGCTGGCACCGGCTACGGCGTTGTCGCCAGCTATCACAGTGGCCAGACCGTCAACCTCGACGGCACGTTCGTGACCGCCGGAGGATACGTATGGGGCCGCTACACGAGTTACTCCGGGCACACGCGCTGGATTGCCGTTGGCACCACCTCGGGCGCCGTGTACGCCCAGAGGGCTTAGGAGAGGCGATGATCGCGCTGACTTTTGTGCTCGGAGCATTGTCTGGCGGTGTCCTCGTGACCGTCGCACTCTGCATCGTGAGCGTTAATCGTCCATAGATGACCAAACCCCTTCCCGGTACATGCCGGGGAGGGGTTTTATGCATGGCTTGATATCCGTTAATAACCGTTCTCCAATGCAGTTTCAGCTAGTTATGAGCGAGTGAGAGAATCGTTACCTGCAACTTTGCTGGTGCAGCACGTGCCAAAAAATCACATTCAAGACTCTTAATCCCAAGGTCCAGGGTTCGACCCCCTGAC